ATGCCAAAACCAGATAAAAACACCAACAATAAAAACCTCATATCGCACAATCTCATTGCTCTCCGAAAGCAACATGGGTTATCACAAGGCGACCTTGCATCACGCCTGCAGCTTGCCGGATACAATATGGACAAGAATGCGATCACACGCATTGAAGCAAATAATCGCTATGTCTCCGATATCGAATTACGAGCGTTGAAGGAAATCTTTGATATTACCTACGAAGAACTGCTTCGACCGGAACAAGAATAATTTATGTAAGTAAAAGGCCCGGATTTCTCCGAGCCTTAACATTTTACATTATTACACCATCCCCAGCAAAGCCTTCCACATCTTGCCCTTTGCTGTGATCTCGCCGTCCACATTCCGATATCCCAACACCTGCTTCTGATAGCTGTTCACAGCCACTGCGAACTTGTTCCCGGCGATCTTATCAATCTCCCCTAAGTATCTGCCCTGCTTCTTAAAGAGCTTCTGTAAAGGCATCACAACGAAGTGCTTGCGGTTCTTCTTGGCAGAGACGGTCAATGTCTTGCTAAGCGTCTGCTTTCCGGCAATGCCATCCATACCGGCACCACAGCACATCTGTACTTCCCGGATGAAATCTTTCTGCAGGTATTCTCCGTCTTTTACGATACCGTTCTTCTTGATGTTCTCCGGCACTTCCACAGCCCAGTAATACTTAACCTGACTCTTAAACAACTCCCATGTATTACATGCTCTGGCCGCCTTGGTGGATGCAGGGTCATTGATGTACACATAGCCGCCTTCGATGCCGTAAGCAACCACATAATGCCCGGAGCTTGTCCAGTTACCCTTGCCCATGCAGGCAATGAGCCAGTTGCCCTTCTGCAGTTCTGCCAGAGCCTGCGCATGTACAGAGTGAGTGGATTTCTTATATACATTGGATGTGTTCAATCTTCGCACTTTCACGCCATAAGCGGCTGCACAGGGCACAAAGAAGCTGTAACTGGTACCGCTTGCCTTTACCTTATAATTGTGCTGTCTCGCCCATGATGCCAGCGTCACCGGATCTATGAAAGGACTGACAATTGCCGCCAGCACATCTGCCAATGATGTGGGTCCGCATCCGGCACTCTTGATGGTACTCTTCTCTCCGTCAACAGCATAGGGCAGTCCGCCCCATCTGCTGTCATTCTGTTTATAATCAACCGGTTTGATCATCTGATATTTTACCTCCGTTTCTTCCTCCAAAGGTTGCAGGAACAATTCTCTTTCCGCCTGACGCCTTCTTACAAGACCTGCAAGCACCTTGCCGTTACTCTTGTTGTAGAGCAGAATAGCTTCAGCAATCTGGGTAAGGCGTCTGTTCTTAACGAGCTTCTTAAGATTGCCATTACCGCAGTTATATGTAAAGCTCACCAGTGCGTCAAACTGGTTCTGGTTCAGCGGCAGTTTCAGGGCATTGACATAGTTCTCATACTTAGCCAGATCAGATGCAAGATATGCATCCGCCTGCGCTTGCGTGATCGTCATGCCCTTGCTCACTCCGGCAGTATGGCCATAGCCGATAGTCCATACACCGGATGGGCATTGGTATGATGTGAGATGGCAGCCTTCAAAGGATTTGATAAGAACGATTCCTTTACTGCTGGTCTTCATTTGCACCACCTACTTCCGGCACACCGGCAATACTTGTTAAAATGGATGCAACACCGGCAACTGCGGAAACGGACAGAATGTTAAGCCAGTCTACCTCTGTTGCTGTAGATCCTACAACGATCATTGATACAGCTGTCTGAGCAACCGTCTTGATTGCTCTCATTCCTGCCGCTTTCCACCATTCCTTTGTGTCAACAGATACCTTAAATACACAATTCTTAAACATAACTTTAATCCTCTCTTTCTTAAAATGCTTGTACTGCCGCCCATATCAGACCGGCAATCAAAAATCCAACAATAACTCCCAATACGGTATCCACTATCTTTTCTTTTGCGTTAATAGCTCGCTTTGCAGGGGCTTTTTCTATTTCATCTACCCTACTGTCCATGCGATCAACTTTCTTGTCTATCGTACCGACTGCTTCATTAGTGTGCTTTACTTCCTGCACCAGCTGTACCATTGTGTTGGACATGGTATGTATTTCGTTGACTATCGGCTCCAGATTATCAATTCTGTGCGAGTTTGACTTAGAACGCTGCTCCACCTCTGTAAGGCGGTGTTCGACATCAAGTGCGTGATCCATAGGCATCAATCCTCTCTTTCTATAAATTAAGAGCCAACTACCACGGGGTAATCGGCTCTCTGGCTCTGGTTATTATTCTGTTCCGAATGTTGACTATAAGTTAGCCGTTTTCTGTTCCAGTACCGAAAGTCTGCTTGCGTAATCATTGAGTTTAACAAGTAATTCTATGTAACTACCACCACTTACTATAGAGTCTTGCGTCATTTCCGTATTGTACCAACCGAAACCTTGCTTATATGTTATTTCTTCGTTTAACGTAATAATAACGTCCTCTATTGTTCCAGTAAGAACACCCGAAATACGTAATTGTTTCAATGTACTGGAAGTACAAGTTAACGTCACTATCCCAGAGGCGCTATCATACGCATATGTTACATAGTTTACAACACTGACACCTTTAAAAGTATTTCCACAAGTTCCACCGCTATTATATTGCGCGCACACATAATCTGATAATGCACCGAATCCCTTTACTCTTACAACGTCGCCGGATTGAAACTGAATATAATCTTCTACCGTCGTAGCCCCCGTCGCATCTACCAATGCGCCCGATGAGTTTAATCGTTTATCCTGAGCAAAAGTCTTCGCGAGATTTGTAAAGTTAGGAATAACACTTTTGTCGCCATACACCCAAAAAGTACCGGTAGAATTTAACATATAAATTTTGCTAGTATCTGTCATTTGTTCTACTGAGTCTACTGCTTCATATTCAACGCCACTTGTGTTAACGTTAGGCTTATAATTCTCTAGTGCTTCTTGTACCGCTCCACTTGTGATCAAGTTATTACTACCTGCTGTCGGAACAGTATCAATCGAATTGGAAATAAACTTGTCAAACACACCAGACCCATAGAAATTTGTTTTATTAATTTCATTATTAAATAGCCTAATCTTACCGGTAGCACCATCGTCACTATAAAGTAAGTTTTTTATGGTCGGAACCTTGCAGTTTGACATTTCAATGCTAACAGAGCCAGAGCAAGTATTGAACATATAGCTTGGGGTTCCGCTACATTCAAATTCGGTATTACGTAAAATTAAAGAAGTGGTCTTACTTCCGAATGTGAACATTTCATACAAATCTCTCTTATATACAATTTTACAAGAGTCAATCCGCATCTCGTTGAGATTAAAAAGGTTCGCGAATACGCAATTCAAGCCCATTTCGATCGAACAATTAACAAATGTTAACATATCTGCCGGATGTCCGTTTGTAGCATCGCCAGCATTTGTAAATAAAAAGTATTGTGTGACATCGCTCGTAGATAATCGGCAATTATAGCAAGTTAAATTAGATTTTCCTGCAGGATAACCGTCTGTCGACGAGACTATCAAATATGTATCATTACCCTCTACAATATCGCAGTTATCAAAAATACCAGAACCCCCAGATAAGTAAATACGCCTAATCGTGCTGTTGGATATTCTAACCGGCAATGATGCTCTTAGATTAATAGTCTCCTCTATATTACAATCACTAACACTAACCTCGTTTCCGCCAACAATATTCACGCTTTGTGTGATGCAATTTGTTATATTTACCCCTTGTATCTCATTGTCAACTTTTGCAACGACGATTCCTCCAACGGCGCAGTCATGAATATAACAACCGTCAATAGTGATATTTTTCGCAACACCGACTGTACCGTCTGGTTCGATATCAATACCATACTGCGGAGCAGTTCCACTGATATTATAGATTTCACAATCTCTAATCATTGCATTGATACAGCCAACAATAGAAATACCTTGCCGTCTGCTATCGCGAAGTACACAATTAATTACTTTCACATTATTAGCATTGACACCGTTAGAGCCATTATAGCCGATGAATACAGAATCTCCCCAGCAATCGAACACTTCCATATTTTCGATGGTAACATTGCTTGCACCATACACAGATACGCCATATCCAAACTCTCCGCCGGGAGCAGGATCTACTCTTGTAGGATTGGTTGTATTACCTTGAACCTTACCACCACTAATATAAATATTATCCACACTGTTAATATTTACAATGTTATAGAATCCGGTTTCATTCGATATTGCTTTTAAAATTGCGTTATTAGAAAGTAAAATAGTTTGATTACTTCGCGGATAAATACCACCCTCTCTTGTATGCCCCCAACCGTCATTTGTTCCATTTATCATGTATGTTCCATCAGGGAAATACACATAAGAAGATGCGTCCAATGCGGCCTGAATAGCTGCTGTATCATCCGTCTCACCGTCGCCCTTTGCACCGTACATCTGAGGAGTGACGAACACAGATAAGTCAGCAATCTCACTAGAAAGCCGACTAAACTCCTCCTTCGAAGGCACTTCCATTGCCAGCTTCTCTGCAAACTCCGCTTCCGTACCCTTGTATCCACCATCTTTTGCGAACTCGTAGGCAGACTTTCCGTCTGCGCCATCTTTTACTGGATTTTTTGACAGATAATTATTCACAGCCTTCTGCGCCTGCTCATCCGTCATCTCAAGAGAATCAATCTTTTGGTCTATCTCTGCAGACAGTGCATTCATTTTCGCAATATACACTTCGATTTCAGACGGTGTGATCTTATTCCGGCTGTGAGCGGATGCATTTAGCGTGCCACCCAGCATACCGGCTGCAGCATTGGTCGCCGCATGGTATGTAAATCCACCATCCAGAATGCTGAAGAAATGCAGTGCGTATACTATCTTTCCTTCATGCTGTGTAAATTCGTCGTGCAGTTCCCAGCGCATCAGGATATGTCCATCTTCTGACAGATCTATTTCTGTCACTGGCAGCACACCGCCATTTTCGCCATTTTCCCAGTGAATGGCGCAGTTCTTCTCTGCAAGGTCCGTATCGCCTTTATATCGCTTGACTTCAAACACCACTGTTTCCGCCAAATGGTCCTTGATGACACCGAACTCCGTATGACCAGTGATCTTACGGGTGTCCATGTCCACCTTTATCCTTTTGGTCGATGCTGACAGGTCCACTTGTGAGACCGGCACGTCCTGCGCCGCCTCCAGCAATCGCAATAATTCATTTGATTCCATGTCTGCCTCCTTATTCGTTGTAGAAATAAATCTCTGTTATTTTAAGTTCTGCAGTATAGTACGCTGTTGATTCAACTATACCTGCAATTAGAGTAAAGGTATCTCCAGAACAATCTAATACCAAAGTTCCTTCTCTTACGCTCAATAATTCATCAACGGTCAGCTCTGTGCCATTTATACTTGCACCGGTACAATATGAACGTATATACGATATTCTGACTTTATTACAACCTTGAGTCGGCAATGTTACAGCGCCTTCTATTGCACCAAATCCTACAGTATCCGGATGTTTCTTGACGCTTAATGTATATCCGGAATCGGCAGTTGTTATCTTTGCTGTTCCGTTATCATTAGCAACCTCTGTCTTACTGATAGGATGATCCGTGAACACCACCGTCCAAGGATCCTTCTGCCAGATAGCGTAAAGGTTCAGCACCGCACCGTGCACACTCTTGAGATTCTTCACTGCCTGCTGATCCCCGTAGGCCACTGCACCGGATGCTGTTGTTCCCCAGCCTAGGAAGGTATATTCGCTACGAGTGAATGCATTTTCTGAAAGTGCCAGTTCAGTATCATAAGCATGCGCCTGATTCGCCATACTACCACTTCCGCCGTTGGCATGGAATTTCACGTACCACGTGATAGCCTTCCAGATGGCGTACAATGTCAATGTCTCCCCTGCTCCGGCAATGTCTGTGACTTCCTGCCCGTCAGTATACACAGCGTCTCCGTCAGCGTCTGTATTCCACCCTTGGAACAAATATCCAATACGGCTGAAAAGATTCGCGGACAAGGCCGCTGCAGTGCCACAGGGCATGGTCTGGTCGGGCATGGTGCCGATGCCGGAGTTTGGATGGAAGGTGAGGTAGTAGTACTTATTCTTTTTCCAGATAGATATTGTTTTACCCTCGTAAATACACCGCACCTCGCCAATCGACACATTCACTCCGTCTTTGATCACATTAATACCGTCTGTATTAGACTTTATGATTGTGTTTATAGCATTTTTTATTGCATTAAGTCCCATTGCTCGCTCCATTCATTTTGTCTAGGTTGATAGTAAATACATCTCCGTCTAAAACAAAAGCATCTGTTATATTGGTAATTGCCTGCGCAATCCTCTCTTCCAGATCATTCATATTTTGGGCAGAGAATGCATCCCCTTCATTTTCTATCGTACCCTCACTTCTTTCCACCGTCACAAGTTCGCTTGTTCCGTCTGTTTTAACAAGATTTCTTCGTGCTGGGTATTCCGAAACCCTGTCCTTCCATTCCTTTTTTACAAAACTCATACATACCTCCTATAGTAACAATCCCACTGTGTCTCCTGCATAGATTTCATTTCCTGCATAATGCTTAAACTGTGCCGTAGCAACTTCGTGAATATCCAACAATATCTTTTCGATGGCATTGAATTTCTGCCAAGTATTAAATGGCAATTCCGGCACCAGCGGTGTATCTTCGTGTATTGGATATTCCTCTCTTAAAATTACAATTCGTCCTCTCAAGCCTTTGAAATACTCTTCTGTCAAAAAATCCGGTAAATCTTCTCCGACATAATCCGCATTGATCTCATTCAGCAATATCCCTATGTTGTTTTCTATCCGTTCAAAATCAATACGATTCATACATCCCTTTAACCCGGACAGATATTCTATTCTTTGCCCGGAAGACATTTCATTCCATGACATCCCTAGGATATTGGCCGCATATTTAACATCATCTTCGCTCCTATCGCATACCGGGGCAATCCATCCAGTTAAATTCATCAGATAAGCCCCCTTTCTCCTGCGTAGATTTCTCCGGCATATACATACTCTGTAACCACTTTGCTATATCCTCTGCACTTGGCAGTTGCAATAAATCCGCCAGTCAGGTCTATTGTCTGGCTATTTATGCCTGTGGTAACAATGCTTCCTTTCACATCTCTGATATTTACCCATGTTCCGGTCCGTTCCTTATCAATTAGATACCTCATAGTAACTATCTGCCGGAGCTGGTAGTAATCGAGAATGTATTTGGCAACCTCTTTGACACGCTCTATATTGAACATCGTACATCCACTGTAGGATAATGTATTTTGTTCCTCCCCCGCTTTAAGTGACTCTACTCTTGCGGTATAGGTAATTTCTGTCTTTTTGTACGGGTTGCCAGTTATGATACATTCCCCTGCTTCCGCCATATCAACAACCGCATAATTTACGGTAGATTCAACTAAATCACCACCCGACACATTGATGTCCGCATGTGGTTCTGTAAACTCAATCCTGGTACTTCCTTTGGGAAGAGCATCTTTATAGACCTCCTGCGCCTCACCAGATAAAATATATTGATTATATGTAATCGCAACGCCTGACACATAATCATCTACTTCAATAGTAGTTCCCGTGAACTTTCTGTCAGGACCGACAGCACTGTCTGCATGTCTGTCCGGCATATAAATATCAATCCCACCAGTCCTGCTGCAGTCCGCCACTGCACCGCATGCAAATAATACCTGCTGCAACGCTTCCCTGTGAGTACATATCGCAATGTGCCCGGTAAGCAAGATTTCTGACACCTCATCCGAAATAGAGTATTTTAAAATTCCTGCCGAACTCATGATACTGTCAATAATTTCTCCTGCTGCCACATTGGTATATATCTGTCCATCATAAAACTTTGTTTTATCCATAAGGCCCAGCGTATCAATCAGAGATAAACTCACTATTTTCGCCGCAACTTTCCATGTATCCAAGTACAATGTTCCCATCGTGACTTGATTACTGCCTACCTCTTCAATGATCGTAAGTGCCTGCCTTTTCTGGATTGATTTCCAGGCACCATTCTGGTTTGACAAATCAAAATCATTATCATAATCCATGACAGATATCTCTGCAGTGTTAATCGGTAATGTTGCGCTAGTTACGTCCACTTCTTCCGATAATGACGCACTTTTTATCTCATTTCCGCCCCATTCGATCACTGTACCATATTGGATACCGCCAAGTTTTACACATTGCCCCGGACGTCTTGTTTTTGTGAAAGCAATTTCTATTCTTCCGTAGTTTTCGATCTGTGATCTGCAAAAATATCTCAAATCATCCGGGTAAAACACAGAAGATACAATTTTTGCACCGTTCAGATCGTACCATGAGATGACCAGTTCTGCCGGATAATCTTCTATGAAATTAAGTGTTATTCCGGCCGATGTATGATTTTTTGTAAATTCGATAATAATAACCGGATTATTTTCAAATGTGCAGTCATCCTTTGACGATTCAGTTGAAACAAACGGGATTTTTGTTTCTTCCTGTAAAATACGCCTGCTGCCATCAAGCAGAAAACTATTGCAGTCCAGTAATGCATATAATGGATATTCTGCATTTTCCCTCAGAAGCTCTGCATTACCAATGCTGGCATTCGCTTCTGTGAGAATCCCACTATCTGCCACAGCTGTCGTATCCGCAAATTCCATATAAACTTTACAGTTCGTTCTTGGCATGCATAACCTCCTTCAAAAATAAAATGAGCCGGATAGACAATCAACAGACTATCTATTCGGCTCACGGCTCTGTGTTAATTATAGCACAGAGTGCAGATCCAGACAATATTTAAGTTGGAATTCTTGCCGGTCTCTTTGCCGTAAACTTGCATTGCAGCCCTTTGAATTTTGCTGTGTCAGACAATACCTTTTCAATCTCATCTGATACACCTGATATGTATCCCTTAAAACTGTAGGTGCCGCCCACAGTGGGTAGTTCAAAATCATGATATTCCACCGGCTCCGTCAGTTTATCAAACAGCTGCTTGTAAGTTTCATCATCATCTATGGTGCCAAAGGACATCTGGTAGTTGAAATACACTCCTATTAACTCTCGTTTCAAATCGCCATCCTCTGTACGTTCTGCATATTTATCCAGAAAATCAGCTGTTCGCTTGATGGAGATCATGGGGATATCAAACCGCACATTATCAATTTTTATTCCTTGCGTATATGTCATAATGTACCTCCTGCCATCTTAAATGATACGCCGATTCGACTATTTTCCTGCTTTAAATACGGCATTTCGAGTCTTGCGAATTTCTGACCGTCAAGAATCAGATCTGCATATATAGGACCATTGCTTCCAGTAGGCATCCTGCTTGCGATCCTGTCTGCCAGATCGTCCATCCAGCCGGTATTGTTCTCTAACGGAAGGACAGCTTCTCTGCCGGCTTCGCCAATCAGTGCCCGTGTCGGACTATTAACAATACCACCTGTTGCTAATCTGGGCAAGTCTACTTCTTTCACTGTGGGAATATTTAGACTTAATGTTTTCCCACCAATTGCAGGAACCCAATCTGGTACATCAAAGCTGATACTGTTTATTTTTTCAATCAGCCAATTAAGACCTTTAATGAGACAATTTATCAATGACTCGAAAGTAATGATAAATATATTAGCAAAATCTTTGCCTGCTGCCTTTAACGATTCCAGTGCTCCCTCAACATCTCCTGCAAATATCTTCTTAAAGAAATCTGCAAAATTGCCGCAAAAACTCTTTAATGTATCAAGAGCCTCTCCCCCATTACCAGCAATTGCTATCATTCCAGCCAAAACACCAATAACCGCCATTACTGCTGCAACAACCGCCGCTGCCGGTCCGCCAAATGCGATGAACACCCCTGCCAAAAGACCAACAGCTGATATCAGTAGAAGTGTTATATTTTTTGCATTCGCACCATTCTCTGTTATATCTTTAAATGCCAATATAAGTCCGGCTACACCAGCTACAATCAATGCAATCCCAGCAGCAAGCGGACCAAAAAGTAAATACAATCCTCCCACTGCTAACGCTACCCCTGATATAAAGCCTATGATCCCTTCCCAATCAACGCCATCTTTCCACATGCGAAAATATTCATATACCGATAGAACCACCCCTGCGATAAACATAATTATTCCATATAAATGTTTGCCATGTCTAAGCATTGCGCCCAGATCATCCAATATTGTTCCTATTTTCCATGCAAGGAATGCTACACCTATAGCAATAGCCCACGGATAGATCGCTTCGAGGATTGTTTTGATTTTTTCTAACATAATGTATATCTCTGGATTTACCTCTGCCTCTTCGAATGCTGCCGCACCGGTAACTTCACCGCCTGCCGAAACTCCACCTGCCTTTTCGTTCTTTGATAATACATTGATGCTATCAAAGGCAGCCAATGCGCCTTGTGCAGATTCGCCCGCAGTTTTTAAAGTTTTCGCATAATCCACCACCTGCTTCTTTGCCTTTGTGTATGTCGATTTCCCTTGGATAGCCGCAAGAAACTGTGTCATCTTATCTGCCGCAATATTTAGCCAAGATATTAATTGCGTGATATACGGAATTATTGCTGTTACAATCGGCTCAAATGCAACAGCCAGACTGTTTTTTACCTGTGCGCACTCTGATTTTAAATCTGACATTGCCGCATTGTAATCTTTGGAATACTGCGCAAGATTCTGAAACCCTGCCTTCAGTGCAGATACCATAGCATTGAACCCTTTGGTTATCCAATTGAATATCAGCAGGCTGAGTGCTATTCCTTTTAACCGGGACATCATAGTTTTAAACAGTCCATTCGACTCTTTTCCGCCCACTTTTATTGCTCCAAAGAATGATGCTGCCGCACTTCTTAATTTCGAAAAACCTTGTGGAGTGTCTGAAATCACAGAATGTATCGCTTCTTGCACCTCATACATATCCCCCTCTACCCGGGCTACATCAAATTGCCAAGCCTTCCACTGCTTACTCTGCTTATCTACCCCGAGAGCCTCCATTTTTTCGCCTTTTTTTCGCAAACTATCCATCTTCTTTTCCAGTCGGTCAAATTGCTTTTCCAACTGTGCCAAATCAGAATTGTCTACATCTGTACCCACACGGACACTGGTATCATAATTTGCCATTTACTCTCGCTCCTTTCTGTTATTAAAAAAAGCCGTTCACTCGGAACGGCCTTATTTTGCATTTCTCAGCCTGTTAAATTCTCCAAGGCTTCTTTGTTTTCTACTTTCTCTTCTTCGCTCAATGACTCTACTTTTTCAAGTCCATACACCTTCTTTGCTTCTCTTAATTTTCTTCTTTCTTCTGGTGACATTTTGGAATCAATCTCCTTCTGCCGGATATCTATTACCCGAATAAATGAACTTTCTTCTAAGTTGGAGAGTAATCCCATAAAGACGAACCAATGCATTCTTGCGGTATTTAGATCAATTCCGTATTGACTTAAGAACGCCGCATAAATTCTCCACTGATCTGTATCGAAATCCATCAGTTTCTTTTCTGACTTCTTTTGTGTATGCTTATCTTGATCAAATGCTGTCAGATACCATTCAAGTGCTTCTTGCGCATCGTCTAACAGCGGTCTATTTTCCTCATCCGGAAACAAAAGCTCCAATGCCGTAAATAAGCGCTCTCGAGCGTTCAAATCGGCATCTCCAAGACACTGTGTAATCTGAATACCGGTTTGAAAATCTGTATCAATAGGAAAACCATTCCACTCTTCCGGCAACGGGTCCAGCAATACGTTCCACATGATACTACCTCATTGCATCCTGAATAATCTGTTCTTTTGTTCTGTATTTTGAGGTTCTCGCTCCTTTTCTCTTACTACTGTACTTCTTTGCAATCTCTTTCTGACGCTCATCAACATATCTCTGCGCAATAGGCTCCAACTGCTCAAAGAACTCTGCAATAAGATATGGGCTTGGTACAATATTCCCAAATATTTTCCTGCAGCTTTCAGGTCCGAACATATCATCAATTTCTTGCATGAGTGTTTTTGTTTTTGCAATCATTTTTTGTATTTGCTCGCGCTCCCCTAATTGCTGTACTTCCTCGCTCTGCATATCTTTGGAAACATTATCAATTTTTTCAATTAGGCCATAAAACTTTTCGATAAATCCCTGGCTCTCTGCATTCATAACGATGGTTTCGCCATCATCATTTACCTCGATCGGTATTCCTTTTCTTACTCTAATATTTTCCATCTTAATTACCATCCTCTCTGAGGGTGATGGATGACAGAGAGGTACACCCACCACCTATGTTAATTAAATTAACACCTATTCTGTTGCTGTCGGTGTAAAAGTAAGTGTCTTCACATTGAATGTACCGGGTACCTGATCCCCATTTCCACTAAGAGTCATGTTGTTCATGATATATCCGCCACCTTCGCCGCCGATACTGTCAAACTGATATGTACATGGTCTCTTAACAGCAGGATAAGAGCCATCAGCCGAAGCAGTTTCCAGAATATTGATCCTGATATAATCAGATTCCGCTTCTTTACCGACCGGCAGAAGACGAACTTTTTCATCAATCCATTTCTGCAGTTCTTCGTCCTTGATATACTCTTTCTCCACAGAGATCGTTGGAGCGTACGACTTGATCTGATTGGATGCGGATGCCATGTTGATATAATGCTTGCTCTCGGTCTCCGGATTGAACTCTTCTGTCAAAGAAGTAATCCCATCACCCAAAAGCACATACTTTGGAGCATCGGATGTTCCGATATTCAAAAAATGCATCAGTTTTTCTCTGTTTGCCATTGCTTATTTCTCCTTTTCATACATAATTGCGATAGTCATTTGATAAACACTATCATTTGTTTGTGTTCTTCCCATATAAAACGGTGTCGTAATTCCGATATCCTTAACTTTCGCATCTGGAATCTGGGGGTAATTCCCCTCGCGGTTCATATCTTCCACCCACTGCTCCATAGCCTCACCGAAACCGGTATTTTCCACTCGTTCAATATCTTCGTTGCTGGCAAGGCGTGCCTGAAACATATAATGTTCAGTATAGACCTTTCTGCCAGACACATAGTTTTTCACATTCTTTACGGGCTCTTTTACCAGAGAATATGAATTTACTTTAGGGCCTTGGATATCTGTGTTAATCTGGTTTATCTTCCAGTAATCAGCTGACTCAAAACCTTTCAGCCACTCAATAATTGCTCCTGATACTGTCATTCTCCTGCCGCCTTTCTCGCCATCTGTTCTATCTTATCTCGGCCGCCATTCTGCATCATACGGTCTACCCAACGCTTACCACGTAAAGCGCCATTGTGATATTGCAATTCTCGATCTGTCGGAACCTTCTGAACATCTTTTCTTGATCTCCATCCGTTCTCTGTCTGGAATCCGGCGCAATGCAGTACCGGATCCTCATAAACTATACCGTTCCACATATACCAGGCATATGGTGTGTTCCACACAATATCGGTGCCATTTTCGATATGACCGCTGGCCATTAACGCCCCTTCCTCAAACGGAATATATGGCTCCGACAACTCAAGCACTGCATTGGTGACCACCTGTTGTACTCTGCCTTTTTCATCAAGCCCCAGTGTCTTTATGCAGTCCTGCAAATTGAAATTGCATTGATAATCAAATTTCACTATGCAACCACCACCTTGAAGTTTTTGAGGAAATCTCGGTTGCTGTTATCATTCACTGACTGGATTGTTCCGCTCTTGTGGTAGCGTTCTAATAAGTCAGACACTCTATTTCCCCTTGTGCCGTCTAAAACGTCTGTAACAGCTCCGTACACGATGCAATCGCCATCATTGTAGACATTCAAGTCAAGAGACTCATATGTTCCCTCCGGAAATGTGATAACTGCATATCTGGCAACACTGACTCTACCGTTTTCGTTCTTCTTATCGGTTTTATCAGACCATTGCACGCCTTCAATAACCGTTCTTTTCCATTCAGTATCAGATATCTTATTGTATATCGTTACTGTATTCGTAAACATTGCCATCAGTACGCACCTACCAATCCAGTACCAGAAAGCCACGCCCGGATAGAACTCTGCAGTTCGCTCCTAAGCTGCTCCTCTGTCTGCACAACATAGCTTTCAGAATACCCATCATTGCTGACGGAAGAAACACCTTTGCCCTTGCCGGACTTCACATCTGTTGCCATTTTGTCCATGACATTGCAAATGCAGTCTTTCAACTGGGCATAGCCGAAAGTGCTCTCTGTTATGGTTGCCCATCTGATTGGCCCGATAACAGCGCAGACTTCTTTTTCCGCCAGTATTTCAGCCCTCTCAAATAATTCTTCGTTTATGATATCGTGAATGCTACCATGAAGGGAGCTGTAATACTCCCAATCTACTAACTGTGACATTTACGGCTCCCTCCTTATTTCTTACGCTGTAGGCGCAATCTTGATATCGGTCAAGATACCAGACATTTTTGTGTTTTTGAGAACAACGCCGGCAACCATCTCGGCTTCACCAGTCTTGACTGCGCCAGGAGCTTTGAGATCCGGCAGATAAGATTTGATGAAAGCCTTGGTCTCTGTAGGGCAGATTCCGTGGAATGCATCAAGTCCAATCTTAAGGCCAATGATGGAACTTAAACCAGTATCCTCTGCGGTTGCCACGCAATCAACATCCTTTGTACCATTGTAGTACTTACCTGCATCAACCATAGCAATTCCTCTGTAAGTGACAACTTCGTTACCGAAATCGCCTTTCTCACGAGAGAAATAGCCCATCTTCTGCCCGATATACTGCATTACTGCAAGCATATCTCCGTTCATGAGCATCATATCCGGTTTTTCTGCCATAGACTGCAACCATTTATTGATCTGCAATGCAAAGGAATACATATACTTATCAATATTCTCTACAGTGGTAAGGTCAATAGATTCTGCAGATTTCTCTGTAGATGCTCCGGCCAGAAGTTTTCTGATACCATTAAATTTACACTGTGTAAATCCTGCTCCGCCAGTTGTGGAACCATTGATCACCAGATAATGGAACAGATTGGATGCTGCCTTAATCTTCTGTTTCATCTGGAATTCAATTTCGTTTACTGCGCCGGATGTTGCCTGAATTACACGGTCTACCTTGAAAGAACCACCGAAAATATCAAGATCGGCTGTCTTTTTCTCTCTTTTTGCTTCATCGTTGGTGTATTCGCTGTTAATATCTCGTCTTGCAGCTGTAGAGGGTGTCTTGAGCTGCATATAGCCATATGTCATGGTGCTGCCTCCAGTACCCGGGGATACTGCGTTATCGAACACCAGTCTGTCCAGCAGGAAAGAGTCCCTGCGAAATTCATCGACTACCATCTGATCAACTTTATCAGCCATGCCAACTTTTGCTTCTGCTAATGTAATCATACCTTTTCTCCTTTACTATGCTTTGTAATATTCGGCAATCGCACTGTGCAGTGTGTCTGCCGTCTGCTGATTACCTTTTTCAACTTTACCTATTGGAGCACCTCCACCGACCACGGTTTCAGTTTCTCCGAACAACATTTTACTGTCCTCTGCTTCTGTCAGAGCCTTCAATGCAGCAGCAACATCCTCTTTCTGGTTCTTAGATGCCTTTAACGCATCAACATCCAGTAAAGCAGTGATTGCTTTTGCATTCCTGCCCTTTGCAGTTGCAATGGACTCTTTCAGCAAATCATTAAAGTCTCTGTCTGCCAATGCCGCAGCATGTTCGGCTTCTTTGTTTTTCAAATCTGTCTGCAGGTCTGTAATCTGCTTATTCAATGCTGCAGGATCCACGCCATCAAATTTCTTTAATGCCTCTTCAGCAGTAGATGCCTTATCCTGCGCCAGCTGCAAGTCATCCTGCGCTTTCTGCAACTGATCTTTTAACGGCTGCACATCTGCATTATTCAGATCACATACCTTGTCAACCTGCTCCTTGGTCAATCCCAGTTTCTCTAAATCTTCACGTTTCATGTTCTTTTTCTCCTTTTAACGATTTTTTTAACGAGGTCTATCACCCTCTGGATAATCACGAATCGAGGAATCGAACCCCGGATTCTGGCTAAGCGAAGCCAGTGTTTTACCACTTCACTAATTCGCAAGATCCCCAGATATTACACCGGGATTTTTGGGAGGACTATCAGAAATTTAAAAAGAGCCGATAAGTCAAATCACTTTTGATTCAACTCTTCGGCTCTCAGGCTCTATTGTTATTATAGATTCATTTTTACAATGCTTGCACCATCCCGGGAAATTGATCAATGTAGTATCCTCTCTTACCATAATCATCTTCCCACTACACTTCGGACATGCAAGCCAATAAGTTCTTTTTTTCATGCTCTTTCCTTGATATAATCACAAGTTATTGACTTCCGTTTTATTATAACAAATATTCATGTTATATGCAAGAGAAAAACACACAGTATTTATGAGCACTATGAAGAAAACTCAATATTCACATCATCTATGATATCTACGAACTTCACACCATCAATCACATAATGCTCCAGCATATCATCAAAATCAGAGAAAATATTATCATCTTCATCATTATCCTGCTCTCCAACAGAAATCCCTTCTGGTATCCACGCCAACAATGTATAATATTTTCCGTTATAAGAAAACTCAATATCGGCACCTATATTAATCAGCTCTTCAAACTTCTGTCTCACGATAATTTTCTCCTTTCCTGATGATGTCATCGTTTTTCTTTAAATCAAGTTCAGATAATCTTCTTTGTCCACTATGCGGATTCTTGTTAGTATAATTATATATGTGCTTATGTGCTCCATTGGGATGATATTTAGGTCTATTATGATCAGTTGTATCATAATCTACAGATGCTTTTCCATCAGAACCATATACACGACGCTGTTTAACAACTCCATCATCATCAACCAAATCAATGATAGAATTCTTCTCACTTTCCATTGGCAGATTTCTCACTCTGGAATCCATAACCATAACTTTTCTGTTTGCCAACATATCTTTATAGTTATCTAACTCTATTTTATCATCTTTTGCTTGTTTTACAAGCTTTTCATGCATTGCATAGGCATTTGTTTTCTTCAGGTCAGAAGTGCCCGCCTCATACCGCAACCGATTGATCTGGGGATTTACCTTGCAGTCCTTGCAGAAATCATTATATTCTCTGATCTTGCTGTTTATATTCTTCTGGACTTCCTTTGTATCCATATTCAGAGACTTCATGGCTTCACGTTCTCGTTTCAGCGCACGTATTTCACGCTCTTTTGCACGCATCTTCTGGGTTATTGCATAAAAATCATACTCTTTCCCGTTGATAGTTATCGGTGCAGGTTCTGGATCATCGTCTGGAAGATTAGATATTCCAATAAACCACGGATATTTTCTATGTCGACAGTTATACCCCTCAAGTCCCAGCGGATCATTCTCATGTGCACCATCCACACTATAGCCAGTCGCATGCCAGAGGTCTGTTATACAGTCCTGCCCAATTCTTTTTGCCTCTTCGCTGTAATCCTGCCCCTCTTTGATGAAATATACCTTGCCCTGCCACTGCTCATGGTTCGCATGTCCTGCGCCGGTATTACGTGCTCCCCAGTGCTTTGATACATATACAAGGTTCTCTCCAGTACGATTTATATTCCCATCTGTAACTTTGCCAGCCAGCTGATGCGCTCCGGTCCTCATAGCCAGTTTCACGGCTGTATCAAGTTGCATAGTATAGCCAGAAGAGAAGTCAATGCTTCGCAATCCACTGGTTGCCAGATCATGCACCACTTCATAAACAACCTTCTCATGGGTATATGTACCGGTACAGACCTTAATCATTGCTTTGTCCAGCTCTCGCCTATACAGATCTTCCATTGCTTCAAAGCCAGCCATTGTCTTGAACCCGGTTGTTCCTGTCAGATTCCTTAATGTGGACGCGGTCTGCATCTGCATGGCTTCTACAAGCTGTGGCAGGAAAGAATCATCTGCAAGCTCCTTTCCGCCCTCTTTCCATATCCGCAAATCGTCAAAGTATGATAGATCTGCAGTATCGGACAATATCCGGTCCTTCTGTTTTAAAGCCTCTTTCTCAATATCTTTTAAGAGCTTTTTAACCTCTTTTTTGTGTTCCAAAGTATTCTTCGCAACCATTTTACGAAATTCGGAATCTGCCTTGAGTAGTTTCATGGCTTCCTTGCGGATTACAGCCGGGCTATATCCTAATCTCTGCATGCTTTCGACTTTCAGTTCTGCAGTTCTTGTATATGCTAGAGAATTCTTGATACGCTTCGCAACATCCGCTATGACCTCTCTCTCCAGATACTGAAATAACGGCAGCAATGCATCTGATATAATCTCCAGCTGTTTATCCGTCAATGCCATGTATTAATCCTCTTCTTCCTTAGGCTCATCTTCTTTTTTTGCCTGTTCAACCCACTGCTTCGCCTCTTCCTCTGACAGATTATATGCGTCCTTCAAATACAGAATTGTCAGCTGTGGAATGTCAAACGACAACGCATCATTCCGTTTACGCTCTAACTCCGTCTCTTTATCAACTATGTATGAATCATCGAACTCCACAGACAATGGCTCATTCACATCGTAGCTGGTGCCCTGAAACTGATTACTAAACCACATAGCCGCATGAATGATATCAGTTATATAATCCTCTGCATTCTTCCTCTGCTTGTTCAGTTCCTGCATGGAATCCTGCTTCGTGCCGATATATTCTGTTGCCGTGGTGATCTGGCCGTTTTCAAATGTATATTTCTTTGTACCATATCCAAAAGACATGGACAGCAGGGACAATACCAGTTCAAATGCCTTGGTAATCGCATCAATACGAATCTCCGGATTGTATTCCTTTATAATGGAATCTTGCTGTGGAAGTTTCTCTCCCAACAATACAAACAATTCCTTCTGTTGTGGAGTCAGATATGCATTGCCTTCCTCGTCCTGCTTGATACAGGCAATTAATTCGTTGATAAATACTAACTTATCCCCTTTACCAAGATCACCATACAAAAGGTTATAGCACAGATCCACGGCCTTAAATACCGGAATGGAATTATATATCTTTGGCAGTCCATAACCTTCCATGTTGTCCAGATTATTCACCTCTGCATTAGATAATATTGCAAACGGTTTTACATCTCCCAACTGCACAATGAATGATTCCTCCGGGATCTCCTTGCCATATTTATCAAACACTACCGTTTCAGCCTTGTATCGTACAAGCTCTCTGATTGTCTCTTTTGTAAAAATAACCAGAGTAGTCTTTTCTACGGTCTTTACAGTATTCGTAGCCGCAAAAGCACATTCCGTTACCAGACCATTCTCTACCGTCAAAGGAATGATACAATCCGCATCCACATAATTGATACAGATCTTTCCGCCCTTAACAGATATCTCACCGGCACTGTTTTGCACATATGACGCATTCTGCAGGTAGATGTATGCACCGGTCGTTCCATCAGCGGATGTCTTTTCTAGCTGCTTACGGTATTGTACATCAAACCGGTTATTCTCAAGCAGCTGTTCAATAAACTTCTGCGAATCACTCTCTTTCTCCGGCGCCACAGATACCACTTCGCAAAGGTTTGCATCATCTGCACAACACCGCTTTGCGAAGTTCATCCGGCTAAGTTCATATTCCACACCATTCAAGTTCTTTCTTTTGTGGAATTCTGTAATCAATCGGTTGGAATACCAGTCATCACACATTTGAATGATGCTGAGTGCATCACTATTGACTGCATAACCCAACTTATCCAGATATCCTTTTACACATTCTTTCATCTCTCTACCCTACTTTCTATATTTTGCTCTCATGTAAAAATAATCCATATGCCTGCTCCAAGAATAAAAATCTGCATCATATGTATCAACGTCCGTAGTGTAATCATCCAGCAAAGAATCTTCGTCCTCATCTTCGTACACCATTGTCGATAACGATTCTATCAGTGTCGGGCACATCTTGCTTACGATCATAAACTTGTCTGTATTGAAGATATAGTTATATGACAGCGTTCTGTCCTTGAACTCAACCTTAAGACAGTCTGCCACTTGCGTAGTATATCCCATCTTCCGACTAAAAGACCTCAATCCATTCTCAATGACCTGCGCTTCATTATCCACAAAGCAGTGAGTGACCGGGAATGCCGGATACAACAGCTTCAACTCTTTCATGAAATCATCATACGCATTGTATATCATGTCAGGATCTACCGTTCCTTTGGAGTGTGGCACTCTCTTTTCAAGCAATCTACACTGTCTCTGATAGTTGCCAACAATACCATTTGCAACAAAGGCACTATGCGATTTTGTACCACCGATATCCAGTCCTATAAATACCCGGCTGATAGGTAGTGCCAATGCATCTTCATAACTGATATTCCACCTGCCCGGATCGCTTGCAAATTGTGGAAATAACAATCCCTCTGCCCGTGTCCAGTTTCCATTTATGTATCTGTCATAATAAACCGTACCGGCATATTCCTTCTTTAGTTCCTCGACGAACTTTGGCGGCAGGAATGGATTGTCGTCTATGGTATACTTCTGTTGGAAGATATCAGCATCAGAATCCAGAAACTGCTTAAAGAAGTGCTTCGGGCCATCCGGGTTGCAGGTCCCGTCAAAAAGACTGTTCTCGCAACGCAGACGGGATTTAAGCATTTCGAACACTTCCCGGTTCCATGTTGTCACCTCATCCCCATAGGCATATTCAATGGTTGCACCTTGGATTTTGCTTACCTGGTTGACCTTATCAGCCCCCAGACAATAGGTTTTCTTCCCGAATAGGTATGCCACATTCTCATTGTTGATATTGCCAATTGCACGTTCACCATATATCTCCCGCATCGGGTCTAGGATATTTCTGCTCAATGTGGATTTTGTATTCCCCAGAAGCACGATCAAGCCGCTACCGGTGCATGCCCTTATCCTCTTCGGAATCAAGTAGAAGTCCAGAAAAGTCTTGCCGGATCCCGTTGCCCCGGTCTTTACATTCCATCGATGATTTGCATTGTTCCAGTATTCTTTTTGCATTACAGATAAATTGAACTCACTCATGACTGTGCCATCCTATCTATCGATGCAATCAGTTCATCGACCTTTGTAAATTCTGCATCCGCATCAGGCTTATCTTCTCCGATAAGGTTACGAAGCTCTTTAATGGCCTTGACATTACCTTTCTTTGATTCATTAAATAATGCATAGGTTATTAGAAGGCTGTTATCTATCTCCTCTGGATCAAATCCTGCTTCCACCAGCTTATTGAAATCTTTTGCAGAAGGTTGCTTTTCAAGTAGCATATTCATAGAATCACGTAATGCTTTGCGCTTTCTTCTTGATTCGCCAGATGCATATCCGCCTATCCTGCCATTCTTCACGGCTTCCTCTCGGCTTTGATCACTTGTAAATGGTATTAAATTCTGTTCATTCGCCACTCTGCAACCTCCTTTCTGATAATATAAAAAGAGCCGGCAAACAGATTTCTCTGCTTATCGGCTCTACGGCTCTGAATAACTTTTCAATTAATACTATTATACAGTTTCTATGTAAGAATGTCAAAGTAAACTGTCATTCCTCCACTTTCTCCTGCAGCCACTTCAATAAGCACTCATAGCAGTTGCAGCTATCGCTCTTATCGCAGTCTATTTCTGCCAGACCATTCTCATTCGGGCACATCATGGTCATTGCCAACTCCTCATCACTCATTGCCCGGATGCGATCGGCATTGGTCTTTTTCCGGTTTCGCTCGTCCAGCACTCCGCAAAGATAAGCTCCGCTCTCTTCTACCGTTTCGTGATTTGGGCATTTACTTGCAGAAGAATCCGAGATGTACCTGCCATCCGTCCACAACTTGCAAGCACTTTCGTGAATGCAATCAGCACAAGTCTTTGTAGGCTTGTTATGTTTTTTTGCCATCACTTCTCTCCCTTCACCTCACAACCTTGTTCTTCCAATAGTTTCAACTTTGCCAGTGCCATTCCTATAGATTGGCAAGCACCATATGACAACCTACTCTGCATCATTGATAAATCCTCCAACGCAACTTCGGACATATTATCATTCCATGAAAACGGTACTTCTTTTATGGTAAATTCCATTACTTCTCTCCCTTTGGCTGATATGGTGCAGGAAGTGGTTGCCATGCAATGACTGGATTTTCTTTATAGAAATATTGTATTGCATTGGGGCAGACCATCCTAAATTCATTTTTAGTTGAATATTGGGCCATAAATATTGCCCCATTTTTCAAACATACAAGATAATCTTTAAATATTTCTTCCGGAAGTCTCTCCGACGCTGGAATCCACCCATCATTGTAATAAGCTGTTGACCGTTCCATATTTGCACTTGCAAGTTTTGCGGATAATTCTTCTATGGTGTCTGCGGCATCAAAAAGTTCTCTCGCCATACCTCTTTCCGAAAACCCTGTATCAGCTATTTTTCGTAATCTCTCAATCTGTTCACTTATCATACGCATCACTCCACCACCTTTATTTTCTTTCCGCAATATGGACAGAACCTTAACTTACTCATATCTTCTGGTATTCTCCAATATGGATTATCTACATCATGATTCTTTGGTGCAATAGTTCGATAATCATATTTAAACCACTCGCAAAACTCTTCATTGCTATGGACATTTATGTCCTTACCACCGAACCACTCCGTATTATAATGACTGCATTCTCCACGCAATCCGCAATCTTTGCATCTTTCATGTTGTCCGTTCCAATTACAGCCAAAGTGACCGTGTTTGTATTCCTCTGCTATTTCACGAACGATACGTGCTGCATCTCTCACATTGATAAACAGAGATTCTTCCTCGTAAATATCTCTTTCGCTTTCGGATTCCATCCTTGCTATCATTCTGTCAAACGCTACTTTTGGCAATGAAATCCAACCATCATCTGAACTTGTAAGTTTTTCTGACAATTTTTTTAATTCTTCCAGTTTTGCATTTTGGAAATCCGCATTCATTTGCGCAAGATTTAACATCTCGCTATCTTTGTATTCCTCTGCTACTTGGTTGACGATTTCGACAACATCGTCATAAGCCACTGACTTTCTGGTTCGTTTGTTTACCTCTGTTCCGTCAGGATAATATTCCGCAAACACCCAACCTAATTCTTTCAACCTCTCTTTCATCTTCTCACATAAGTCATTCGTTATCGAACCTTCTACTGCTTCAAGACATTCTTCCTTCCACTGCATGACATACTCAAGATTATATGAACCATAACCTAAATGCCACTGCTTATCTGTCATATCGTAGTATTTGATTTCGTAATAAGGCTTATCTTTAGTTCCCCTAACTACTATCTCTGGAAACATAACTTTTTCTTTTTCGTTTACCTTGATTTCATTTGATGCTTTTTTCATATCTGTTCCTTTCACGCAACCATAAAAAACCACTCCCACAAGCGTGGATGATTTTTAATTTTTTCTACCAATCTCAATGCAACCTCTGCATTAACATTTTCATAATTTCCGGTATCAAGCACATATCCACCTTCTGATACCAATAAGTTCTGTATTAAAACCGAAAAGTCAAAACCAGATAACCAACCTTGTTCGTATGCTTTTTTTAATAATTCATTACATTCTTCATTTCTACTCATATCTGCTCCTTTCACAACAACGCTTTCTGTGGTGCATCATTGATTTTCCAAAAGTTTGGCTTTTGTAAGAGTCCACACCCTCTATCTTTGTGATAAAATGGACATTCATCTGTGCAAGTGTTCGGATATTTCTCACATTCCTCTTGAATAACGTGTAATGCTTCAATCAGTTTTTTCATGTTTTCTCCTTCCCAGATTCCAGATTGCATCCCCTATATAAAACAAACAAAGGCAAAATACAGATGCATCTGAAATTTCAATACCTTGTGTCTCAAATAAGAAAATTAGTATCAAAAACCATACTAAACTCATTTCGCACCGCCTTTCATCTTTGCACCACATGAAGGACAGTATTTAAACCATATTGCGCCATGTTTTGCTCTGCATACAGAGCACTTATATCTTGGAAAAAATGCTCCCTCTTCCTTTATCCATTCTGTTTCCACCACTGGAACAGCTTCGATTGTGGGCGCATGTTTCAATATTGTCAAAGCTGTTGCATACGCAGAATGCTGATTATTGGCGGCAAGAATTATTTCTTCGTCTTCACTCATGATTGCATCTGTCATATTATTCGCAACAACATCTAATGCTTTCTTCAATTTTTCTTCAACCCAAACTGCATCAATCAATCTACTCATGTTCTTTCAACCGCCTTTCTATATCTCTGACCATATTATTTTTCCATTCATTCATCTTTTTTCTATGTGCTTTATACGATTCTTCTTCGGTATTCATAAATTGGATGATGTGAAGAAGCTGTGAAAGACCGCATATTTCATTCGATACTCCTAATTTGCAAGCACGGTCTTTTAATTCTATATACTTCTCAAAATCACTCATGTTCTTCTCCCTTCATCTTCAACATATTCAAGTCTGCGATAACCACACCATGCATGTTCTGCACCGCACTCATTTTTGCAAAAATCAAACTCGGCATTTACGTTTATACACCTCATGCAATCGGGATCTTCGTCATCCGCTGTGTACGTTATATATTTCGCCATATCATTCACTCCAATCCATCCCAGCCAATGAGATTTCCGCATTCATCACAATAATTTTGTCCACTATATAATTCTGAATAGCAAATCGGGCACTGCCACATCGTTGTATTAAATTTTTCTGTCTGAATAAATCCCTTCGGCTTCATCCTCTCCACCGCTTCACGGCATTGATCAGGTGTGCCGATGGCTTGATATTTTTGTAATTCCGCTAAACTCGCTGCTATATTAGCCAATTCGATACCAGAAAAAGCACCATTATATTTTAATTCTTTTAACTCTTCCACCGTGCCGATGGCTCTGTACTGCTGGATTTCTTCAAGTGCTTTGATTGCCATATCTAATACTTGTCCCTCCTTGCATTCGTGGTTGTCAAATCCACCTTTCAGCCTACCATCTACCATTTTGCACTTTTTAGGGTACATTGTTTTCAATATTTCCAATGCTTCTTTCTCGCTCATTTTCTGCATATCAAAATCTCCCTCCGTACTCCAAATAATAATTAGATTCCCCCAATACTGCCCGGATTCCACAATCCATCAAAGCAAGCCTTCTTAGCGATAGCATTGCCTGCCGTTCTTTTTCCTCATACCATTCCGGCATCATGATCCTACGTTGCCATCGGTATAGCTTCGGCCAGTCTGTCCGTCTGTGGATCAGGCAGAACAATTTGTAAAACGCCATATCTACACCTCTTCCAATGCTTTAATAACTTCGCCCTTACTGACAATATTACTAATTCCCTTATACTGCTCAACAAACTGCTGGAGCACGACTTCCTTTGACCTCTCCGTCGGTCTGTAGGTCCTGCTAAGCACATTGCCACTGTGTGTTACTCCGTCAACCTCTACCAGACCTTCTTTCAACAGCTTTCTCAAAACTGCCTGCACGGTACTCTGCGACAATCCCTTACCGGCATCTGTGATATCCATTGAGGTCAGAGCCTTGTCTGCACCCCAAAGGATGTTAAGTATCTCAAGTTCTCTTGGATGTATCATGATTCATATCCCCCTCTATCGCTTTGTTCAGAGCTTGTACAGCCCTTTTATTTGACTCTTCCACCAATTTTACATATCCCATTAAATCAACGCTCATTTTGGATTCTGGCGGCACTTGGTTGATACGGATATATTCTTCACATGCCTTGCGGAAAGTGCCGCAACTAACATGTGCCTTAACCCGTTCAACCCTTGTGCCGTCTTTCTTATAGCCGAAATACCGCTGCTTAAGAATGAAGTTGCGTTTTGTTTGCTCCACAAAATATCCCAGACCAATGTTAATTTCCATCTGATTTCCTCCGTTCTGTGGTGCCAATAACATCAATGCCTGTCTCTTTTTCGCATAACTCCACCATGCTTTCACTGCTTTGTATGTACTCATACCAGATATCCTGCGATTCTTCGAACAGGTCAGAGATTCGTTTGAATCCCCAACCATATTTTCGATGCAGTGCAAGAGCAATACATGCATACACTTCTGGCGTTATTTCTTTACACTTACGATCCATGAGTGCCAGTAATTTGGTTAAATCTTTTCTTGCCATGATTCCTCCTTTAAGATAATCAAATCCTTTGCCATTGCATACCCATGCTCCATGCAGGCTCCTTTTGACTTATCCCAACCTTTTAGCAGATAAATCGCATCTGCCAAATCGAGAAGCATAAGGTCAATCCGCATATAATCTTCATGAGTGCAGCTTGCCGGAAGAACCACCATTGCAGGATTTATAATTTCTGCTTCTGGAAATTCTGCTTTTAGCTTTTCTTCCGCCTTGTCGAATATCTCCTTAAAATTTGGTATCCCGGTAATGGGGCCGCTTATGTAAATTCTCATGGTAATACCTCCGGGAAATCAGTAATGTTCATCTGCATATCAGGCTGATAATTCAGCATTTCATCCTTTGCTCTCTGATAAAAGTTTCTGTCAATCTCAAAACCATATGCACTTCTGCCGCACTCCAATGCCGCTCTTAATGTGCTGCCACTTCCACAGCAAGGATCAATTACCACATCACCGGGATCAGTAAATATTTCTATCAACTTCTTAAGGACCGCCACAGGTTTTTGTGCTGGATGTATTTTGGGGATGTCCTTTCCGTCCTTTTGCCACTCGAACCAGTTAAAAACCATCTTGCCGGTGCCGCGGATATTCTTGCCATTCTCGTCAACCTGAACACCATTTCGGAACTTTGGCAGCCTATCCCGGTACAATAGCAGGGCATATTCTGTTGCTCCCACAACTCGCATATTTGCCTTAAGGACCTGCGGACTATAATTCTTTACAAATACAAGTGGTATGTAATTAACAAAGCCGTGCTTCTTACCGGCATCAATCAGTGTGTTAAGCTGTTCGAAGCTACAGAATACGATCATGCATGGACTGTCAGAACTTCTGCCTCTTGATAATGGCTTTGTATCGTCTTTCTTCAACATCTTTGAGCAGAAATGAAAGTACTCATAAAGGTTAAAGTTAAAATCAGAGTTAAATGCCGCCTTTCCGGCAAGTTTACTTTCTCCATTCTTATTATCACCGCCGTTATACCACATAGGATTACTGCCGTAGAAATTATTCCCTGCACAATAAGGTATATCAGCTATTACAAGCTGTGCTTTCGGTATGTTGTACCGCTTAAAATTTTGCATTGAATCTCTATAGATTTCGCATTTGATTTTTTTCTTTCTGTTTTCCATTTTTCCTTCAGGAACCTGCAATTGCGTTACCCCGGCCGGAGGTTCGGTTCCCTTTCTTGATATTTATAAATCTAATTTCAACTGTACAGCCGGAACATCTTCCCACTCTACACCGATATAATCCAACACTCTTCCCCAGCCGAACTTCTCGCCGGTCTCTGGATCAGTGCAACATTTGTACATCCAGAATTCCCATTCCTTAGGATTATCTTCTCTCAACCGGTCAAACCGATGCGGTCTCTCTTCCAGATGAATGCCAAAACCACACATGCTGCAGCCTGTCCTTTGTGCTCTGGTAGTGTAGTAATCTCCATTTTCATGCTGTTTGATTTCTCCGTAGATTGCCGGAACAATGGTTTCCAGTGGCTTATAAGGTATTACATTACCATCTTTATCCTTGCTGTATGGCTGCTTGTAATATAAAGCCGCAAACATTTCCATATGCTCTCGATACCACTTGTCCATCTCTAAAGCCAGCCGCAGGATATCATTTCTCATGAAGATTGCGAATGGAGCAGATCTGATAACTGTTGCCCCATAGTAATTACAACCATGCTCTACCAGAGCTTCTTCTCTCTGTCCGCCCTCGCTTGCCATCATACCCAGATACGGATAACTGTTATGATCCTTTGCCCAGTCATCACAAGGCTTCTCTTTCAACCAGTAACAACAATCATTTGAGACTTGGAAGTTGGGTGTCTGATAATTCACACCTTCATTCTCATTCTCATAACCGCCAAACAGCTTTAGCCATTTCTGTGGCAGTTTCATACGGCTATTCTTTGCGAAATGTCCTTGTGCACCGCATTCGCCGGTAATGATCGCATGACGCACGGTTTTATTATCTTCTGTCGGATGCTGTAGCATATCAATCTTGCCTGCGATCCGTTTTGAAATTACCGGGAAACCTACTTCATTGATTACCTGCACTTTGGTCTTGTAGGACTTTACTATCTCGATGCCTAATGCTTTATGCACCTGCTGGATGCTCTTATCTTCCACACCCGAAACAGATATTCCCGGAACATCGATACCAATGCTTTTCAACCAAATATAAAGAGTAATACTATCCAGCCCACCAACAGATACGTGGCAGTCATGTCCTCGCTTCTGCATCTCTTCGTAGAATTCCCATGCAATACCAGTCTGACGTTGTATCTTCTCCTCATAGGGCTTTGCCTGCAGTTCGCTGAAGTTCTTTTTCATATCCTGCTTAGCTTTCCGCCAAGCATTCTGCACCACCTCTGGAGCGTTTTCGTCAATATCTGTTATCTCTTCTTCGTCAAATAATGTTAATTGTTTCATTTTTCATTCAGGAGCAAAGATATCTTTATCGCTGGCCAGCAAATCTCCGACTCCTTTCTGTTATTGTTTTTCCTTTTCTTTTGTGATATTCTATTGTCATCTTACAAAAGAAAGGTAATTTGTTATGTTCGTTGAAAAATTAAGTCTTTATAATTGCATTGATAAAAAGGGAGCATACCTATCATTTGATGATTCTGAGATATCAGTATGTCCTTTATGCAAAAAACTCATCACTCCACATGCACTAACTGGGTGTATTTATAATCACAAAAACATGATTTATGCATCCATTTTGTATGTCTGTGGTGGTTGTTCTTCTGCATTTATGGCTACATTTCATGTTGAATACAATTCTTCTGATAGTTTAAATAAATATTACATCGGCAAGAAATTAGTATCATGTGCGCCTATTAAACATGTAGAATCTAAATTTGAAGACTCCATTATCTCCCTATCCCCTTCCTTTGTCAAAATATACAATCAAGCTACCGCTGCGGAATCTTACGCCCTTGACGAAATAGCCGGTCTTGGTTATAGAAAAGCTCTTGAATTTTTAATAAAAGACTTTGCCATTCATCAGCGCCCCACAGATGAAGAAAGAATCAAATCAATGCCGCTTACTAATTGTATTAACAGCTATATAGATTCTCCACAAATCAAAACATTATCAACTCGCTCTGCTTGGATTGGAAATGATGAAGCACATTATGTCCGCAAACAAACCGATCGTGATGTCAGTGATATGAAGCGCTTTATCTCTGCGACTGTATATTTCATCTCCATGATTCTGATTACCGAAGATGCCGCTTCTATGGAACCACAATAGATTCCTTCACGGCATTCGCATCATGTTCTATAAGTGGTATGCAATGCTCCGTATCCATCTCTGCAAGAAAATTACCATCAAAGTCCCAGTATTGAGTAACTTCTCTTACTGGGTCTTTTTCTGTTCCAAGACCTCTTTTTGCTTTTGTCTCAATTACCTGTATTACTTTTGCACTTTTTGTGCCTTCTGGTCTATCCATTTCTCCGGCTCCTTTCATGTTTTTATCATGGTCTAAATATCAATATCATCAGAATCTTCGTTATTCCATAACTTATCAAAATTATCAACAAGTGCTTTGGTAAATTTTTCGTACTTCTCCGCTTCCTCTGGTAACAACTCCTTGTTCGCTACATCAGGCGGCATCAAACGAACGATTCCATATTTGGCATTAATTTCCGCCCTTGTCATTTCTTCGCCCTGCACACATGCTCAACTGTTGCGAAATAACTACCTCTATGACTTTTCATGTATTCCTTTAAAATCATTTCTGCAGTACATTCCTTGTACCCAAATGGCAGATCAGCATCCTTGATATCCCCTTCATGCACGCACACTTTTTTGCCATTGTCCTGCACTTCGATAATCCGGCAGATATCAACCCATTCAAATTCAGGCTCATTCTTCTCGTGATCCGCTTTCCACTGCTCACAGGCTTTAAGTACCTTATCTGGGTCAAAATCTGTTTTTCGCATTAAGCAACCGGTTCCTTCTTCATTAAGTGGACACATGTCACCACAACCGCTGCTGTTACATATCTCTTTTACAATCTGCAATAGTTCCACAGCTGACAATTCTGAAATCAATTCCAACTCATCTGCTGAATACCACCAATGATCATCGTTTGTATTCACACATATTGGAGGATTCTCCGTATTGTCTATTTTTGTGACAATTGCAATCGTTCCTACAGGAAATCTCTCATTTCCATCGAAATCTTTAAATGCTTTTGTTTTTACTCTATCTCCTACTTCCAACGCTCTCATGGTTTTCATTTTACTCTTCTCCCTTCATCACTCTTTACTCATTACCAGCTGTTTTCCCTCACCGGAATCCCTCGGCACCCATTCCACTTTCTTGAATGGCGCGACCGCATCATTCCAGTCCTTATCGAATTTAGGGTCGTATTTGTAATCCTTGCACTTTTCTTCACTCATCTTCTTCACGCTCCCCGTCTTCGCATCCATCAAACGGCTCTACTTCCAATCCGTAATTCTCGCTCTCCGGATTGTTGCAGCAACATGTAAGATAGTGCTGACAGTCTAAACAATATATATTCAATTCTCCTCTTCCTCCTTGAATAAGTAAATTATATTTTTTCTTCGCATCGGCACAATATCGCACCTTCTCTGACGATCCAGTAACATATAAATTCCCTTCTGCACCCTTACAGCATCTTTTGTTTCGGCAAACTCTAATTTGACACTTTTATGCTCATCTAACATATCTATGTACTCGTAGAATTCACTTTCTCCTCTGGTCTCTCTTTTGACATCAACATCAAATGTTATTTTCGGTTTTGACATTTCTCCATTTCCTCTTTCACAAACATATCCATTGAATGGCATAATTTAATGCAGTTTCCATGTAAGGCATGATTCTTCCATGCATTATACTTCTCGTAGAACTTCTTTTCTGTCATCCTTCCGGAATGCACCAGCTTTACCCAACTGCGAATTCTTTTTCTGATCTTCCGCTTGTTCTCGCTCTTAATTTTGCAGATATACTTTCCATCCACCGTCACATAATGATGAAATCCCAGAAAACCGATTCCGCACTTAAATGGGATGACCTGAGTCTTTCCGTTTAAGGACAATCCCAAACTAGCGACCATTTCCATGATGGCACATAAACACTGCTTCAGATATTCCTTATCATGATGGATTAGGTAGAAATCATCCATATATCTTCCATATAGCTTAATCCCTAATTCACCGGTTATCATATGGTCCATTCCATCAAGCATCAGCAGTGCATATACCTGTGCCACCTGATTCCCCAACGGAAGCCCCATACCCTCTGAGCTGTCAATAAACAGATGATTCAGCCACGTAGTATATTTATCCGTAAAATGATAATCCACAATGTCTTTTAGAATCTCATGGTCTATCTGGTAAAAGAATTTCATGATATCACACTTCAGAATCCATCCGTCCATACCATGCTTCTGATAAAATTCAAGCATCTGTTCTTTCAGACAGTCAATACCGAACAATGTGCCCTTCCCAATCTGTCCGGCATAGTTTGTCCGGATGAATTCCTTTTCCAAAGCCGGATGCAGGATGTTATCGCACAAACAGTGTTGCACCACCTTATCTTTGAATGAGCAGGATTTTATCACTCTTTCTTTAGGCTCATATATCCGAAATTCATTATATGGGTTCATCCGGTATGTCTGTGTTTCCAGCTGTTCCTTTAGAAGATGCAATCCCTCAAGACTCATTACCTGAAACTTCGCACAACTGCTATTAAATCCTTTCCCAGCTTTTGCTTTCCTATAAGCTCTATACAGATTTTCAAAACTGCATATAATATCTTTTTCCATAAAACCTTTGTATTTACCCTTTCCGGGAAGGTTACGCATCTTTTTGCATCTTTTCTTCTGATTTCGGCTTTCTGCCTACTCTTACTGTCTGCAATGCAGAATGGGCGAACACCGTTGTTGTTGTCATAGTTGTTGTTGTTGATATTGCCGTGCGGCGAAACAACGGTTTATACGATGCGCAACCTATAAATTTACCTTTCTTTGTCTCTTCTTCTCCACGCAATGGCCATATGCTTGATATCACTCACCATTTTTGACCAGTATTCCATGCTGTCCATATCGATAATATTCAGTTCATGTGACATCTCGATGTAAAACATCAGCTGATCGCAGTATGTAATGGCTCTTGTCTGGAGTTCTGACCGTTCCCTGCGGTAGTCTCTCAAATCTGTCCGGTTCGCTTCATGCAGATTCTCGTAGATCTCCAGTGCCTTATTCTGCATCTTGTCCACTAATGAGAATCTGTATTTCTTCGGGTACCGTCTGCAGTTGGATGTGACACGCAGGGTATGTGTCGCTAATTCTTTTGCCTTTAGAATCACCCTTAATTCATTCTCTGCCATCTATGCTTCCTCTGATTCAAAGATTGAAGGAGAAAAGATACAAAATGGGCGAACACCGTCGCTGACGTCATAGTTGTAGCGGCCGATATCGCCGTGCGGCGAAACATATCTGACCCACCGTGAGTCTTCATTACACTTTGTACTGTCTGGTGTAATAGTCCACCAGTAATATCCGGCGTTTGGAATGTACTTTCTGTACTTCCGATATTCATCCACATTGATCAGAGACACCTTATCTTCGCAGGTACCATATTCTGTCTGTCCATCCATTGACAGTAGATCTCTCTCAAACGGGATAATATTCTCTTCTCCCACCTCTGCAGCAAGCATTTGAAAAAACTCTGTATTCAGATAATTTCTCAGATCACTCGCTTTCCAGTCATTGCAGTCAGAATCGAACTTTCTTGTTGACTCTAACTTGTCTGCCAAGCAGATATATCCCTTCTCGGTGATATCCAGAACTGTCCACTTAAGTCCCAGAATCTCAAATGTATCCCCTGCCTTACTTGCTGTTATAACAACTGGCAATTTGCAGCCAAGCTGCTTTACAATTTCTTCCAGAATTTCTACTCTCTTCTCTAACGATTTTCCCATGATTAATTTTCTCCCTTCGATACAAAGATATTAGATTTTAAGATGCAAAAAGGGCGAACACCGAGGTTGCAGTCAAAGTAGTCGCGGCTGATATCGCCGAGCGGCGAAACAACGGCGACTGAATACTCCCAGCCACGTTCCTTAGTACTCCAAGGGGTGCATGTCCAATACCAATCCGGCAATTCTTTATTAACCAGCAGATCATTATATTTTCTCGCTTCATCAAATGTGATCGGTCTTACCTTACATGTGCAGGTCCCGAACTCATTTTGCATGTCCACGGAAGTCAGGTCAACGATGTGCTCAACCAGATTGTCGGCACCAACTGCAGCTTCGATTTCCGGCTGAATAGTATTCTCAATCAGATGCTTAATCGCTGACTGATTATAGTCTCTGGTACTATCCGAGAACTGCTCTTCCTCAGCCATCAGTTCTTTAGAGATCACCGCCGTGGAACCTTCCATCTGCTCCAGCACAATGAAATCATGTTCACCGATCTTAAATACTTCACCCGGATTTAATGTTGATAACTGTTCGCCTTGTGCGGCCGGCACATCGCTTACCGCCTCCGTACTCTCTTTTTCCTCCAGCATCTTTACCAATGCTCTGGCCATTTCTAATTCTTTACTCATGTAATCCTCCTATCTCCTCAACAGCTGTTCTTCCAGACTGCTGAAATCATAATCATTTTGTTTGAAATTATTAAATTTGTTATTGCCTGATGCTTCCTTCTGGTTCAGATATCCCTCAAACTTGGTCCCAAATAATGTTGCCGGTCTTAAGAACTTCTCCATATCGGTCCCTTTCCACTCCTTGGACTTTTTATCAATAACCGTCTTGAAATCCTCAAGAGTAAAACCATCGTTAAACCTTGCTTTGATATGCTTCTTGGTATCAGCTGATGAATGCCGAAAATGTGTACCAGCTTTCTGGTTCAGATAATCAATAATGTCCTCATACGGGTATGCAGGGCGGCTTTCCACTGGTGGAAGCGGCACATTATATGTATTATCATTATCATTTTCATTATCATTATCATCTTCATTATCATTATCAGGTTTTTTTGCTTTCGTTTGCTTTTCAGAAAAACCATTTGCTTTTTTTGCTTTTTCTTGGTTTTTATCAAAAGCATTTGCTTTAGGTCTTCCGCCTAATTTACCGGCTTCTCTTCTCCTTTCAGACATTTCAACATATTTTTCATTGTCCTTATCCAGCTGAGAGCGAATAAAATTGAAGGCCATCTTGGTAACTGCATCCAATTCCGGCAACTCTTCTTCTTTCTGGTACTTCATGATCGCAACAAACAAACTGCCAATCTGCTCCAGCGACAGGTCTTGAATGTGCTCCAGATAATCGGTATACAACAAAAAACTATTCTTATTCATCCAATCGACCTGCCTTTAAGTCCTCGTACAATGCCTTTGCCATTTTAAGATTTGCAAACACTGCCTTTGCCCTACTCTCCTCTTGCCGGATGTATTTCTGTAATTCCTTAAGCTCATCTTTTGTCGGTCTGTAATAACCTCCGCCTGACCGATTCAGAACCACATAATCCCTTCTGGTGATTTCGAGAAGTTTTCGCATTGCTCTGTCTGGATCATGAGAATCGCTGTCAATCAATCCCTTCTCCAAACATTGTTTGGTTAACTCAAAACGACTAATGGCATTATCTCTTCCTTGCGGTATCAGCATCGCTATGTTAATCTGTGGATTTTTATTCCCAGTTGCCTTTTTTTGATATATGTTAAATTTCTCCATTTACCTCCTCTCCGGGCGGCGCCCAACCGCCCATTACATTGACCATGACTTGTGATATATTGGGGTAACATAAATGTTGGTTTATAGTTTCTTTTGACCATTTTCGCGAATCTACGAAAATGATGCAGGTGTTGCCTTATGGCTCAACCGTCTATTTCTTCTATCTCCACCAGAATATAAGGCTCTCCCGGTGTATAAACGAAAGTATTACTTCCCCAGTCCAGATAATCAGGAGAATCATCTTTAATCGTTCCTGCTTTTACCAGTGCATCGTTAATAATCTTTCTGCCAGCAGATTGGATATTGTCGTAATCACGTTTTTTGCCCTTTTTAGGCTCTCCGAACTCATAGTGCAATCTCACTCTGCCTTTTGCTTTATTTCCTCTCAAACAGTGCCGTATCGCGTTTATAGCTATCCTCTGATACTTACGCTTCATCTCGTTGTAGGCTTCTGGGTGCCGTTCCGCTTGATGCAGCATATCATTCAACCCCGGGAAGCACTTGTCACCGTAGTGGGCACCTCTAATCTTAAACATCATAGATAAGACCTCCCATACCGTTTTCGAAATGCTTCCCTTGCTTCGTCCTCTGTCATACCTATGGCTACTTTGCTTTTTTCAAACGCCAGCTGCCCCAGCATCTTGGACAGTTTCTCCGCCATAGGGTTGTCATGGATCCTATCCGAAAGTTTCCCGATTGTATGACACTCGTCACATGCAGGACCTTTTATTCCGTCTTCATCTGCTAGATTCCTTATTCCTCTGCCGAATACGAAATGGTGCTCAGTATGGCAAGGTTTTCCACAGAACATGCAATTCTTTGTGTATTTTGTGATTATCGAATCCATATACCACCACCTACTCTGAAATCAGATCCTGATGATTTATCGGACCAGTAAGTACCTTTGTAGCTTTACAATAATCACACTTTTCACATCTTACCGGATCTACATCTCCGTCCTTAACCATGAGCACACTAGGCATATTCATTTCAATCTCATTCAGGGCATGATCAAGTGTCATCTGATCTACATAAATAACTGCAATCTCCGGGCTGTCTTCTTTGGTCACAACAGATATGTAACATGGCAGTTTCTTGCCGGTATTAATTTCTACGATTTTCTGATATACCGCAAGCTGTAATGTATATCCCCAGTATTCAACAAATGATGCATACCCATAATCCTGCACCTTCCATGCCTTATGGATATCTGCTGAAGTTTTAAGATCTACGATTGCCTTGCCGGGAATATACGAATCCATCTTAATCTTCCACTCACATCCAAACAGATACCCGGTCATGATCACCTGCTTCTCTCCTGCCAGAGTGCTCATAAAATAAACATCCTGCTCACATCTTGCAATCATGCTTTCGGCTTGTTTGAATGGTGCTTTTAATCCGTATGGTTTTGTTTTTGTAAAGCATTCTGGATGTTCTTCCGTAAACTGTTCTAGTGTACCTTCAAAATATGAATCCACATAGCTCCCAACCAGCATGGCTGTAGTTGTTTCTGTGATCCATTCACCTTTCAGCTTTGCCATAGCCATTGATTCACACCCACGAACACCCATGTGCCCTACAAAATCTAAATACTGATGGACACTCATATACTTCCTATCCGCTTCCGGGCTGTAGTAGTTTTCTGCGTTTAAAACAAATTCTTCCATACATCCTCCTACTTGAAAGCATCCGGCATCGGAGCATCCAAAATATCTTCATCGATTTCGTGTATCTGAATATCATCAACCTCTGACTGTGAGAATGCATCTACTACTTCATCAGGATTACTGTTTCTTTTAACCACCTGCATATCACTGCCTTCATCCCACGCCTGCCGAGCTTCAATACTTTCAAAGTCTGTTTCAATATGTTTGCAGAGTCTTCTTAATACAGTCTTCTTTGCCATTTCGTCAAAACTGCATTTCCATGCTTTTGACTGTGAAGCTCTGGAATAATTGTTCCTCACACCCTGTATATCCTCTACCGTCATAGTCTCATATTGCATGCCGCCATCTTTAAATAGTGCCACCGCAAAAGCACCCATTATCTTTCCGCTATTTAAGGGCTGCGGTTTAAAATCAATGCTTGGATGCCCGTCAACAATCTTTTCCTCAAAGTAATCACCCTCACGGACAATCTTTGCATATATTTCGTGAATAGGTCTTATTGAATACCTCTTAACAAATTTGATTTCGCCCTTATAATCCGTTTGAAACTGCACATTATTTCCGTACTGGATCAGGTAACATTCTTTGTTCATGAAATCCAATCCCAGATAAGCACCTTTCAGCAGGCCGTTCATAAGGCTCAATCTGTTAATCTGCTTTAACTCAGGCTTTTCCTCAAATACTGCCATACAATTCTGGACAAACCGTTCTCTGTTAAAATCCTTCGGCAAAGCATCAACTACCGCCTGCAGCTGATTCCTTAAGCCGTCTTCAAATGTCTTTGCAACTTCATTTGCCATCCGTTTCCTCTCTCCTCCAATTTCCACCGCTGTAGAACCACTCTACAAGCATTTCTTTAAACTCCTTAATATCATCCTCTGAACCATGCAAGCACCGTTCTAATGCGTATTCATAAGCCTGCGAATCAGGCACGAATGTATTAGTTCTATACTCGTGATAGCCGGATTCAGATAATACTTCCTTCACATCATCCGGGATCGGTTCTGGCCATTCGGAGTCAACCACCATACGATTTTCTATCTGATCATGTTTCGTCATAAAACCATCACCAACTGACCATCCTGCTGCACCGACAAATACTTCCGCCTCATCATGATCAGCTCCTCTCTTCTCTTTTCCTCTTCCATTGCTTCCTCCACACAATCATCACAGACACCACCGTGAAGTTCGCCCGGATCACAGTAGCAATGGCGTATATCACACTGGTACATCTTCGTCATCCTCTTTCTTAAATCGTGCGAGTCTTTCGCTGTAATGACACGCGAACTCCCACCCATCATATTTAAAACTGTACCTATAACTGAAACCATACTCGCTTTTTATCGCGCTCTCTTCCAATTCTATTCCCATTTTATCTGCAACGATTTCCAGTCCGCAGGGTATGCATATCGCCGATTCGTACCGATAGGAGCATTCTATCTGTCTGCTAAAAACAGAATCTTGTTTCAGTTTCTTGACATCTGCTATCAATGTATCCAGCCATTCTTTTATTTTTTCATATTCCATTTGACAACTCCCTTTCCGGGATGCTAAAATATGCACATAGGTGCTTTTATAGCATCTTCCTCAAAACTTTTGTATTATATTGTTGCAATGTATTTGCAGAAGATAGACCTCTCTACTTCCTACGGTGTCGGGGTCTATTTTTCTTTGCATAATCTTCTCACCGTCCGCATTACACGCTTCCTTCTGTTGGTCCTGATGCAATATTGCTCATACCGGTCCTCAATAATGCTGACCACTACAAAACATGCTGCGAACATTCCTATAAGCATTGCTCCCCTGCAATATGCGCAGGCATCATGGCTTGCGATCATGATTGCTCCCAACAGGGATATGATTACGTTCTTAAGCATTACTTTCGCCTCCTTTCATCCGCAATTCCTCAATCGCCATTTGTCAAACTCTTCGGTGTCAAATACGATTGGACTATTGCTTTTTGTGGGATTCATCTTCCATGCAAACTTCTGCCCCTTAAACCGAAAAGCATACATCAGATATTCCCGGGTGAATCCCATTTTTTCAAGCTCTGTAGCTTTCATTACTTGCTTTGGGTAATTCATGTTGCGCCTCCTTATTCCAATAACTTATCAACTGTTACCTTGAGAACCTTTGCTACGGCTTGAAGATTGTCGATTGTAGGGCTTACATTATTCCATTTGCTGATTGCTCCATTGCCCAAACCAGCACCTCTTTCAACTTGTGCAACACTGATGCCCTGTGCCTTGCATATTTCCTTGATTTTGTCGTAAATCAATTTATTACCTCCCTTCGACATTAATCGTAGTTTTTTAGAATAATTTCTAAGATAATTATTGACAAGATATAGAAAATATTCTACAATAATGTTGTCCAGACATATCGAGCATTTCGTATACCTTGTTTTTTAGAACTTGTTCTAATTTCTAAAGACAGTATATCGAATATGTTCTAATTTGTCAACTACTTTTTTAGAACTTTTTCTAATTTTTATTGGAGGCAAATTGTGAGCGCAATAGATGTTATTAAAGAATTATGCAAAAAGAACGGAATAAGCATTTCTACTCTTGAAAAAGAATTGGGATATGGCAATGGTTCTTTGGCAAAAGCAAGGGTAATTCCATCTGACAGAGTCTATGATATTGCAAAATATTTTAATGTCAGTATGGAATACCTAATGGGCGAAGAGGAGTCCGACTTATCGGACAAGAAATATTATATAAATGAGGAGACGGCAGAGATGGCAGATAAGATATTCCATAACAAAGAGTTGCGTCTGCTCTTCGATGCCGCCAGAGACGCACAACCCGAAGATTTAGAAACTGTACATCACATGTTATTGGCTTTAAAACGAAAGGAACGCGGAGATTTTGATTGACTATCAGGTAAGACTAATTAACTTTCCAGCAGGAAGCTCCAGAGAGGCTGTTACCGAAAATGAGGACGGTACATATACCATTTTTATCGATGCGTCACTCTCTCTTGAGGGGCAACAAGAGAGATTTTATCATGCTATGAGTCACATTATAGGGGGTGATTTCACAAAAGAAAACATACAAGAAATTGAATTCAACGCACATAGTGCTTGAATTATAGATAAGGTTATGGGCAGACCTTAAGAACGGGCAAAAGGCATTATTAAATCATGAGGAGAAATTATGAGTTTAGATAATGCAAATGAAACAAAGAAATGTAAACACTGTCAAAGTGATATACCAAAGAAAGCAAAAGTGTGTCCAAACTGCCGCAAAAAACAAAAGCGTCCAGTATTGGGAGCAATTCTTATTGTGTTTGGTGTCCTCGTATTAATTAGTGTCATTACGAACGGGGAAGAAGATGGTCCTGAAAAAGTTGCAAGCAATTCTTCTGTTGAATCTTCTTCGCCAGAAGCGCCTGAATTTTTTGAGGTCGGAGATACTGCTGAGTATCGAAATGTAAAAGTGACACTGGATTCAATTGTTGAGAGCAATGGAAGTCAATTTAACTCACCGTCAGATGGTAATATTTTTTTAATTGCTACATTCATAATTGAAAACAACACAGATTCTGAATTAGCGGTTAGTTCCATGATGTCATTCGATGCATACCAAGATGGATATTCTACCAATCTCAGTTTATCCGCTTTAATCGAAAAAGACGGCGAACAGTTAGAT